CCATCCGGCAGCGCATCCTGGAGGTCGAGGGCATCCAGAAGCTGCAGGTGGTAGACAAGATCCCGGCGGCGACGGTCGTCGTCGTGAATGCCTCGATGGACACGGTAGCGTGGGTGCAGGGCGAGACCCTGCAGACCGTGCAATGGGACGAGGCGGGCGGATTCAAGATCAACTTCAAGGCGTTCCAGATCGGGGTACCGTTGCTCCGTTCGGACGCACAGGATCGCTGCGGTATCCTGCACGCGTCGTAGAGTTAGCGAGTGCGCGGCCGAGGCAAGCGGTCGCGCATTCCTGGAGCGGCCATGCCCAATATCGTAGCGACGCCGGGCGGCGCAACCGCCAATTCGTACTGCACGCTCGATGAGGCGGATGCTTATCACGAGACGCGCCTATTTGTTGGCTCATGGACGGGCGCGGGCGACGACACCAAGACCGCTGCGCTTCTTGAGGCAGCGAGACGGCTAGACGCATCGTTCGATTGGACGGGCTCCGCGGCAACGAGAGCGCAGGTGCTGTGCTGGCCGCGTATCGGCATGGCTTCGCGCAACGCATTCCCGATCGATCCTACCGTCATACCGCAGCCAATCAAGGATGCTCAAGCCGAATTCGCGCGCCAACTGATCGCGAGGGATCGCCTCGCCGATAACGACGCGCAGAAGTTCGGTATCACCGATTTCAAGGCAGGACCAGTCGGGTTGACATTCAAGGACCCGGAAGCCGGGAGCGATGTGCCGAGCAAGGACGCGGACGTACGCCGGCGCGGGCCGGACTTCGACTATCTGGCCAAGTGGGTACCAGACGCAGTGCGAAACCTGCTGGTGAAATCGTGGTATAAGCAGCCGCTCGTCAGTCAGCCGCTCATCTTCGAAGCGATCGGCGGGCCGGCGCGCGGTAGGCGGTAGACCGATGGGACTGGCCGACATCATCCGGGCCGGCGTAGCGATAGCAGCGACGGTCACGCGCGATCTTCAGGCGGAAGTATTCCATACGGCCTGGATCGGGCAGAATGGCGCGGGCGATGACCAATTTGCCTCCCCCGTCACGCGGCATGCTCTCGTCGATCGCACTCGGAAGCCATATTTCACCAAGGGCGGGAACCTGATCTCCATCGTCGCTACGATCACATTCCTGGACCCCATTCCCGATACGGCGGCGCTATCGGGGCAGCAGCGAGTGAATCCGATCGACCCACGCGATATCATCATGCTTGACGATGGAGTGACCGCGCCAATAGTGCGCACGGGAGGATTCGAGGACGCAGGAACGAAGCAACCATTCGTCAACGAGGTGGCACTGGGTAACTAGGCAAGGAGGACCCTGTGGATCAGGACTGGGACCGCAGCCGGCGCGAGTGGGACGAGCGCACGGAAACATTCGGCAAGAGAGCGGTCTTTAATATCTGTCACGACGAGAAGGGTCGCAACGAATTCACTGCCATGCAGCGGAGCATTCTGCTGCCTATCCTACGAAGGAATCTGATCGGATGCGAACGCACCGCGCTTGACTTCGGCTGCGGTATCGGCCGGTGGACGCCCATGCTGGCCGAAGAAATTGATGGGTATGCCATCGGCGTCGATCCTACGCCGGCACTGCTGGCATTCGCTGAGGAAAGGAAGCCGCCAGATGGCGTAGATCGCAATAGCGGAGTGCGCACGACTCACGTCGAGTACCGGCTCTACGAGGGCAGCGCAATTCCCATTGCCGATGCCAGCATCGATCTCGTCTGGATCTGCCTCGTGCTGAGCGCGATCATCGCTGACACCGTCCTCGTTCATACCGTACGCGAGCTGGACCGCGTTACCAGGCCGGGCGGTCTAGTGTTCCTAGTGGATAATGTCGATGGCCCTGGCTATCGCCCAGTCCGCTCGCGCTGGTCAAACTCGCGGCCCGCGGTGGACTATCAGCGCCTGTTCGCCCCGTTCGTCGATCTCATCAACGTCGGCGGGTACGTCGATCTCGGCGAGGATCACGCCATCCTCGTGGGGCGGAAGTGGATAGGAGTGTGCGCATGATTGACATCTCTCGCGCGCTTGGCATTTCCGGCTGGATGCCGGAGGGCGAGCTCGCGTGGCTGGCCGAATATGCGCTATCGGCCAACACTATTGTCGAGATCGGATCGTACCGCGGCCGATCGACACGGGCGCTCGCCGACCACTGCGCCGGCATCGTTTACGCAATCGATAGCTGGCTGGACGAGGAGGGCTGTCCGCCCGGATACGGCCAGCGGGCCTATGAGGGATTTTGCTCCAACTTGGCCGATCACATCGATAGCGGCCGGGTCGTGGTGATGCGGGGCAAATCGCGCGATCAAATTCTGCCTTTCCTCGCTCGGATCGGGCGGACGGTTGACCTTGCGTTCATCGATGGCGATCACAGCTACGATGGGTGCCGCGAGGACATCGATCTGTGCCTCGGCCTAATGGTACGCGGTGGCGTGCTCGCTGGCCACGACTACAACACGATAGAGCGGCATGCGGGCGTCCGTCGTGCGGTAGATGAAATGTTCGGTATGCGAGTCCAGTTGCGCCATTCGATCTGGTGGGTACAGCTATGAGGATCACCGCTATCATCCCGCACTTCTTCACCGAGAGGCTGCGCAACCTGTCGATGGCGATTGAATCGCTGCGAGCGAGCGCGCCCACGCCGCCGATCGAGATCCTGGTGTGGAATAATGACGTGCCGCTGATGCCGGGAATAGCGGACGGCGCGAGCGTGATTCAGTCTCCCCGCAACATCGGCTGCCAGGCGCGGTTTCTGGCGGCGCTGATGGCGCGGGGCGATTACGTGCTATTCCAGGACAATGACCTCCGCGTCCAGCGCCGCACACTCGAAAATATGGCTGCATGGGCGGAGCACATTCCCAATTCGATCATTTCGCTCGATGGCTACGCGATCCCGGTGGGAGCCGGTTACGGCGCCCGCCGCGCGGTGAGCGGTGTCACGGAGCCTGAGCGGATTAGCGTGACCCTAGGAAGACTGGAGCTGATGGAGCGGGCGCTGCTCCTCCGCCTTCTCGCTGATTTCCCTTACGGTGACGGGGCCCGCATGGACGATCTGGAACTGAGCGCGGCGGCAGCGAGGGCAGGAATCGAGTGCTGGGTCGTTCCTACCGGCGCCGACTCGGGATATGTCAATCTACCAACAGGCGGGGTGGGCGCATGTCTGACTCCCGATCACTACGAGGAGCGGGATCGGGTCTATCGTCGGCTATTCGAGGTGAGCGCATGACCGGCGATCCGCGGCTCGAGATTGCGGGAATGCCGCCCCTTCACGTCAGGCGGCGCCTGGAGTGGATCGAGTCGCCAGCGCAGACGAAAATCTTTGACAAGTGGGGCGATGGCATCGTCGGCGGCGCTCCCCGCTCCACCCTCGATCTCTGTCTGGATGACGAGAGCTCGATCTGCCACTGCGATATCGTGCTGCGGTGCTGCCTAATCGACAACGCGCGCCCATGCGTCATCGGCGGGATCGGCGGCGTGTTCACTGCCCCAGAGCTGCGACAGCGAGGATTGGCCGGACTGATTCTCAATTGGGCGATGTCGATCCTGCTGAACGAGACGCCGGCCGTCGCGTGCGTGCTATTCGCGCTGGATGGGATCGCCGGCTTCTACGTCGGGCTCGGATGGCATATGCTGAATGTCCCGGTTACCATTGCACAGCCGAACGGCCGGATTCACGTGCCGGGCTGCATGAACACGCTAATACGCCCGTTCAATCGAGGCGGCGCGGATCTCGATGTCGGGTCGCGGTTGGATATAGAGGGACTGCCGTGGTAATCGCCGTCGCCATTGAGACGAAGGATCGGCGCATTCCTGGCATCTGCACGCAGGGAGGCAGCAGGAACTATCTCGCGCAGACGCTGCGCAATTTCGCCCGCGCCGGCTGCTGGGAGTCGCCTTACCTGCACTCGGTCCACCTCGTCTGTGGTGGTGGCACGATAAGCGATTTCGTGGGCGTGCTACCGGATAGCGGTAAAGCGGTCATTCATCCTTGTCCTCCTGGCGGCTGTACGCGGCAGCAGAATGGGGCTCGCGCGATCCGCATCGCGGCGGGAGCGGGGGCCGACTGGGTCTTGAAGCTGGAAGACGACCTGGACTTCATCGACGACTTCATCGGATCGGTAGCGCGGTGGCTGGGTGATTACGGCGATAGCGATGTTGCCATGTTCTCCCTGGCGATGGCGCTGGAGGGTCTGTCGGACTGCCGCTATGCAGAGCCGAACGAGTCCGTGCTCGGCCCTGGTTCCTCGTTCCCGCGCGTGCGCAGCATGCTCGCTGCCGGCAAGAGCTTCGTCGTGCGCCCGCCGCAAGGATTCTGGGGAGCGCAGGCGCTCGCATGGAAGCGGCGGAGAGCGCAGGAGATAGCGGACTGGCTTGGCGATGACCCATTCTACTGGAATGGCGAGATCGCGTACCGCGACAACGCGCACGACTTCAAGATAGCGGAGTGGGTCAGCACAACCGATGAGAGAGCGATCGGCGTGGCGTTGCCTGCATTCGTGCAGCACATCGGGCGCGAATCGAGCATCGCATCCAAGGACCGGTGGTTCCAGTTTCCCTGGCCCGGTCCTGACTGGACATACAAGACAAGGATGGCCAGCAAATGAGTGAGATCACGACTTCACGTGTCGTCCGTGCGGTGGATTTCGAGCAGCCGTGGTTCAAGCGGATCGCGGGCGAGCTCGGCGAGCAGATGAACCTGCATCGCAAGCTATGGGAGTTCTGCGCAATCGCGCAGGTGTATCAGGAGCAGGTCGGCAGCGCCAATCGCCCTGCTCGCGCGCTGGGCTTCGGCGTCGGCCGGGAGCCGCTCGCTGCATGGTTCGCGGCTCAGGGCGCTTCCGTCATCGCTACCGATCGTCCCGATGCGACCCGCGAGTGGGCCGATACTGGACAGCATGCGGCGTCTCTCGCGGACCTGCGGCGCCCGGCCGTCTGCGATCCTGCCACGTTCGATGAGCGGGTGCGTTTCCTATTCGTCGACATGAATGCTATCCCTGCCAACCTGAAGTGTGGGCTGTACGACTTCACGTGGTCGTCGGGATCGTTCGAGCATATCGGCTCGCTCGATCGCGGCATCAACTTCTTTTGCGAGCAGATGAAGTGTCTGCGACCGGGCGGTATCGCCGCGCATACGACCGAGTTCAATCCTCACAATGACGAGCCTACGCTGAACGCGCACGACATCGTGTTGTACCGGCAGGATGATCTATTCAAGCTGATGGACCGCCTTACCGCGCAGGGCGACGCGCTGTGGCCGTTGGATCTGGAGCGCGGCAACACTCCCGCTGACGCTCATATCGACCGTCCACCTTACGGGCTTCCCCATCTCCGTATCATCGTTACCGGAATGTTCGTAACCACATCGATCTTGCTTGTCGCGCGGAGGGGCCATGCGTAGATTGCTGTGGATCGGAGATGCGACGTGCGACAGCGGGTTCGCGCGGTGTACGCACAAGACGCTGGAAGGGCTGCGGAAGCGGTTCGATGTCGCCGTGCTCGGACTGAACTACTACGGAGACCCGCACAACTTCCCCTACCTGATCTACCCTGCGTTCAGGCCGGGAGGCGAGTATTTCGGCCTGCACCGCGTGAGCGAGATCGTAGGCAAGTTCAAGCCTGGTGTGGTCGTGCTCCAGAACGATCCGTGGAATATCCCCAATTACATGCGGCGCCTTGAGGCGGCGGGATATGACGGCTACACGGTCGGAGCGCTCGCGGTGGACGGCCTGAACTGCCGCGGCCGGTTGCTCAACAAGCTATCGCGTGTCATCTTCTGGACCGAGTTCGCGCGGCGCGAGGCGGTGAAGGGCGGGCTCACCAGGCCGAGCGGCGTGGTCGGACTCGGAGTCGATCTCGTCATCTACAGACCCGGTGATCGGGAGGAGGCGCGGCGCCGGCTTGGGCTGGGGCCGGTCCCGCTTAATGCGTTCATAGTGGGCAACGTGAACCGGAACCAGCCGCGCAAGCGGCTCGATCTGACCATCGCCTACTTCGCTGCGTGGGTACACAAGTACGAGATCGCCGACGCCTACCTGTATCTCCATATCTGTCCGACCGGTGAAGATGCGTTCGACATCAACCAGCTCGCTGAGTACTACGGGCTGACCGGGCGCATCATTCTGGTCGATCCCGATGTGCTGAATGGCGTGAGCGAGTACCATCTCGCTGTCACCTATCAGTCGTTCGATGCGCTGCTGTCAACGGCGCAGGGTGAGGGCTGGGGTCTGACCGCGATGGAGGCGATGGCGGCGCAAATCGCGTGCGTGCTTCCCGATAATAGCGCATTCGGGGAGTGGGCGCGTAACGCAGCGCTTCTGGTCCCGTGTACCGGCATCTGCGTGACGCCGAACCGGATCAACTCGGTAGGCGCGGTGCCGAGTGAGGCGGGCGTCATCGACGCGCTAAATGCGCTATACCGTGACCGCAAGCTGCGAGACGATTACGCCGCTCGTGGCCGCGCCCTGGTCCAGCAGGATTGCTTCCGCTGGGAGAACATCGCAGAGCGGTTTGCGGATGAAGTAGAGAAGGTCTATGTCTAGCGGCGCCTCGATGCGCGGCGGCCCGGAGATGGGCAAGAAGCTGGGCAATATCAGACGGCTCTTCCCGGATGAGGTTGGACGCGCCCTCTACCAGGAGACTCAGATTGAGAATACCGAGGTCAAGAAGCGGACGCCGGTCGATAAGGGCATTCTTCGCGGCACGGTCCACGCCATCGGACCGATGCGCAGCGGGAACCGAATCTGGACGCTGATAGTTTGTGGCGGTCCTGCGGCGCCGTACGCGATCTGGGTGCATGAGAACCTGCGCGCCGATCACAGCAAGCCGAGCAAGCATGGCGGTCCTCGTACCGTGATAGGGCAGGCGAAATTCCTTGAGAGCGTCATTCTGGAGAGCCGGCCCTACATCGCAGCCCGCGTGTCAAGGCGAATCGACCTGAATCGGATGGCAGCCGGCGGGTGATAGAAATGAGTGACACTCTAAAGCATAAGTTCCGATCACTGAAGGCGGATTGCCGTGATAGGACGGTGGTCCGTCCTTCGGATTGGAATGAGGAGCACGTATTCGGGGGCGGTGCGCCTGGCGATTCGCTTGTCTATGATCCGACGACTTCGGACCACTGTGCGTGGTCGCCCCGCGGTGGTGGCGTCGCGGTCCCACTGTCGGCTCCAGCAAATCTGCATCTCGTAGCGGGTGGTGACGGTGCGCTCCTGGCCGGCACGTACCACGTCGCGGTCGTGGCAGCCGACTATAGCTGGCACTTCTCGCCGGCCGCGCTAGCCGATATCGTTCTGGGCGACAGCGAGAACCAGATCGATATCGCGTGGGATTCAGGCGCCAACCTGAGCTACGTGGTGTTCGTAGCCAAGGACGATGGCCCGATGCTGACCGCTGGCTATCCGGACATCGATGCGACCTCCAGCTCAATCGGGACCTTGGAAGGTCTTGGCGAGGATGAGATCTATCCGCCGGACGAGCTGGCGATGGAGGTTGATATCAGCGCCGTCCAGTCGCTCTTGACGGCGCTGGTTCTGACAGGTCGTCTCGACGTGTTTGGCCCGGTCGCCTTCTCGGGTGCGCTTCAAGTCAGCGGGAAGGCCATAATCGCGGAAGGTGAATTAGCTAAGGCGAAACTGGCAGGTATCCCGTTCTCATCCAGTAGCGGCGATCCGATTACCGACTCCATTCCGGCCACGACTGACGCGCTTCACCTGAGTACGAGTAACGGCGAGTCGCTGTGGCAGTGCATGTTCGTCGGCCCGGAGGAGATCTACGCGTGGCATTGGTATCCTCTGGGCTCCGTCCCGAATCGGCGATATATCAAGACGGGCGTCGTAGCTGCGGACGGCATGTTGATTCGCAAGTTTGGGCCGTCGGTCATTGTGTGTGACGCTACGAACGGAAGTGGAGCGACTTGTGTCGTTGCGAGTAGCTGTAAGCATTGCGTGTTTACAGTGAAGAAGTCGGATGCTTCGGCGAATCCGGTGAGAATAACGGCTGCTCAAGGTGACACGATTGACGGTGCTGCCAGTGTTGCGTTAACGGCCCAGTACGAAGCGATCACGATTATCTCGGACGGTAACCATAATTGGAACGTGCTATCGCACTACGTCCCGTAAAGGAGTGGCCCGGTGTCGCCTTTTGTTCAGCAGAACGCCTTCCAAACCGGCCCCATAGACGGACCGCCGGGAAGCTGGTTGAGCGATTTGGTTGCGCAGCTTGAGGTAGATGGCGTGGGCGTGTACGGCGAGGACATCTTCACCTCCACCAAGTCATCGCCGCCGATCTTGCCGAATGGTGAGGCTACTCTATCCGTCGTAGCGACCGGCGGGACATCGCCTGAGAAGACGCACAATTCGGTTATCCGGCCCGCTTACGTCCGGCCGGGCGCGCAGCTCACGGCGAGAGCGCGGGATTATACAACAGCGGAAGCTAAAGCGCAGGCGGCGTACGATTCGCTGGTGAAGGTGCGCAACGTCCACATCAACTCAGGTTGGTACATGAGCATCGACCCGCTTCAGGAGCCGTTCGACGGTGGCACCGATGAGCGCGGCCAGTCGCAGTGCCAGTTCAACGTCATCGGTAGGAAGCGATCGCACAGTGAGCCTTATTAGGCAAGGAGAGGCACATGGACAGCAAGGACAAGGACAGGGACAGGGATACCCCGATCTCGTTCGACGAGTACACGGCCGATTCGGGCTTCCGCTACGAGAACGTCGAGATGCTGGATGGGCGCACCGTCAGGGTCGGATCGGTCAGCTCCGCCGACATCATCCGGTGGTTCGAGGAGAATGACGATCCGATCCTGCGCAAATTCAGCGGGCTGCGGCTGTTGGCCAAGTGCTGGATCAACCCGGACGGGACCAGGATCGGCGATGGCCTTCTCGGCGCAGCCAGGGAGGCGATGCGCGAGGCCGCGGTCGAGAGGCTGAAACTTGGGGATTCGCGCGAGAATGGCCGGCTCGTCGCCCGCTGCCTCGAGATGAACGGGCTACGCGTGGTGAGGAAGGGCGCGCCACTCCCAAACGATTCGAGCGAGGCGCCGCAGCCCACTACTGGCGCTTCGCCCATCGACTCGCCCTTGCAACCGATCGCGTGAATGTCGATCGGATGCTGCGGGAGATCTCGTTCCCGCAGCTACAGGATTGGATGGAGTACGATTGCATATCACCGATAGGCGACAAGCGCGGCGATTGGCAGGCTGCGGCGATCTGCTCTACCGTAACGAATATGGCGCTGGCTGGGGCGGGACTGAGCCGGCGCGCGGAGGTGGAGGATTTCCTGTTGGAGTTCACCAGCCAGCCAAAGGAGCGGCAACCGAAGCCAGAGGGTAGGACCTGGCAGGAGATGCAGCTCATCGCGCGGATGATGACGGCAAAGGCGAACGCGGCGCCGGGATCTAGGAAGAGAAGGCGGTAATAACGATATGGCCGGCACACTCGATGTCGGAACGCTGTCGGGACGCATCGAACTTGAGGACCGTTTCTCTGGCGTCCTCTTTAATGCCGAGACCGCTATCGGCAAGTTCGATGCGCGGCTCCGGGATTCCGGGATCAATATCGCTGAAATGGCGACGAGCTTCTTCAGCGCTCAGGTCGCGTTCGCCGCCGTGGAGAAGGCCGGCCATCTCGTTGTCGACGTGCTGAAGGACATTGCGATCGAGGGATCGAAATCCGCCGACGTGAGCGATGCGTTCGATCATCTCACGGCGGGCGCGGACCTCCTCGGCGATCGACTCAAGACCGGGGTCCGCGATGCGCTCCACGGCACCGTCACCGATCTCGACATCATGCGGCGTGTCAACGAGAACCGTGCCGCCGGCCTTCACCTAACCGAAGACCAGATGCTGACGCTGGCGAGAGGCGCCTGGACTTATGCCAAGGC